GCGCGTAACTTAGGCGTCACTTCTTGCTTTCTGTTGAAACCATTATTCGTTGCACGAGCCTTAGCCTTTTCGCCATCTGGGTCTTCCTGCGTAGACTTGATCTTACGAACAATCTTCGTGAGAATCTTAACTTCGGCGCGGAGAGCAGCAATTTCAGTTTCAATAGTTTCAAGAGACATCTTATATCAGTACTACCACCTAAATCTTTAAGTTATGATAAGTACAACAATAGAAACGCAATCGTGACCAATAATAAAAATGTATAATTTCTTTGATTGTAAACAAATATTTTTTCAATAACTGGGCGTTCAATAACCCGAAAAGGTTCACGAGGTTCTATTTTGGGAGTTTGCCCAGGGCATCCATCATCGCAACAGTCTGCTGGACATGGTGAGACATATGGACCTTTTCGTGCACCACAGAACTGGTTCTTTCGTGGGTCACCAGCATCAGAGTATGCATAACATCTACATTCATCGATTACACTGCAGACCATTTATTATGTAGCAATATAATAATGGACACCGAAATTTATTCAGAAGCGGTCATTAACCGATTCTTGAAAAAAAATTTATTCTTCAATGACCAAATACTTGAAAAGTATTATGAAGATGGTAACTTGTCGGCATTCAGGAAGAGAGTATCTAGACTTCACAAACAATCGAGCTTTGAAAAGATGGTCTATGCGTACGTCACCGACACCATTCGTGATGTTATTTTCAAGACAATTGGGGAGCTTTCGGAGTTCACCAAGTCTATGGGGGACCTCATTATTTCAGGTGGTGAAGCATTCAACATGTATCTCGATCGAAATGATCGGCTCATCGCGAGTGATATAGATACAAAGTTCATTCCCCGAGTCAAATATAACGATAAATATTTTGGTAAACTTCAAGCGATTAAGTTAATCTTATGGAATAAGTTGGGGGAGACGGCAAAAAAGATAAATATGAAGGTCAAGCAACGTCTCTCGAGACCAAACAAAATCGCGAGGTTCATAGGGTTAGGCTTTTCTGAAACTGGACCTTATGTGACTAGACGGTATACTCTCATCAAGAAGAAGAAATCTGGGTCTGGGAGTGAAGTCACACCCAGTGATGTCTTCATTGATGTTGAATTATTTGCCCTTGACCTCAATGTACGTTACTTTTCAATTGAGAAAGGTGCGATAACTCAAGAAGTCCTGGGGGGTATCTTGGATATGCCATTCATGCGCCCAGGTGAATTTGGGTATGAGGTCATACAATCAAAGAAGCAGGGGATTACGTACAAAAATAAGGATACCAATGCGATGGTTCACGACAAGCGGGTATTCATTGCGGGTAAGCGATTTCTCTTGGATGACGTCTACCTCATGCAAAAACTTGGTCTTCGCCCAGAGAAAAAGGAAAAGGACCGCCAACGGTTGTACAAATTGTCCAAATTGATTACAAAAGATAATAGTATTCAACCTACGGATAGTATTAATACCATATATGAACGTACGTACAATAAGGTAAAATCGCACCGAGTATTACCTCGACGTGAAGGTCGTGTGAGAATGTCATTGGCTTCCAAGATAAACCCAACGAGTTACTCAGAGTACACGACAAAACCAGTGACTGAACGACTCTCCAAACAAATTGTGTATGGCGTCAAAGCATCTCTCCCCAGTATCAATATCCCAGGTTTTGCGAAAACGTATGGTACTTCAAGATTTGACTTGAACAAACAAAAGTGGATACGTAATAAATCAAACGCATACGTACACAATGAATACAACTTCAGACCACTCGTCGGTAAAGAACTTCCAAAAAATATAAATACTGCCAAGGTGTTGTATGGGTACAAAGCAACGCGCGATAAATGGGTTTCACCCCAACTCTTACGAAAGGCATCAGAAATTCCATTTGTTGGTTTAAAGAATTGACGTCTAAAATACACATAAATGTTATACCAAGCTCCAGCAAAAGGAGACGATGGTCTCTACTTCGTAAAAGCTCTCAATGATACGAAGCGTAAGTGCCTCATTCAATTGAATAAGGTCAAGGTTATTCTCGCATCAGGAGACATTGTTCTTGATCTCGCTTCAGATGCCAATATCTTGAAGATTGATGCCATGGATACACTCAATCTCGAAGCTGCCCGCGACAATTGTGAGACTTGGTTCGGAAAGCAATTGTCTGAAAATATCATTCGTGGTGCGTATACACCAAGTGTTGTCGATGGGCAGTTTACAGGCGAACGCATCGAGAATACTAAAGTTTTCAACGCGCAACAGGAGCTCGTTGATTTCGAAAGTATCCAGCCCGGTATGACTTGTGATGTCATCCTCGAATTTGCTGGAATTTGGTTTGCCAAAAAATCATTTGGTTCAACTTGGAATGTTGTCCAGGTCAAAGTTCACCCAGCCCCAATTTTGGATACTTACCCAGACGGCTATGCCTTTGTTGATGAAGTCGAGGAATAAAAATTTTGTTGACCATATATAAAAGATGATGAATAAGATGAATAAGGGTCGCACCCGGGGCCTCATGATGATTGTTGCCGTCGCCGTATTGGTCTGTTTGCTCTTCACAATGAACAAAAAGTCTAAGTATTCTATTACCGAACGTGATTATTTCTCAGTTGACGACTTTGGTCCAGCAGCTTCTCCAGGTAGCATGGTTGCGCCATCTCAATCTCAAAATGGTTGTGGTATGGATAGCGGTGTTGGCTTAGCGTCCTCCCTCCTCCCCCGTGAAGTTGCGTCGGATGAGGACTTTGGTGAGTTTGCTCCAGAAGACATCCTCGCAGGACAAAACTTCCTCGAACCCCGTCAACAAATTGGCTTCCCAGAGACCGTCGGCGGTGCTTTGCGTAACGCCAACCAACAAATTCGCGCGGATCCACCAAACCCCAAGGCTCCATTCGTTTGGAATAACAGCACCATCGTTCCCGACTTGATGCAACGCGATTTGTGCTAATCAACTTAAAGATTAGACCCTAGCTTTATGTAATAATGTCAGTACCTACCGAACTCTCTGCGAGTGTCGCCAAGCTTGTTGAACTCTCAAAGCAGCTCTCTGAAGCAAAATCTGATATCAAAATCCTCACTCAAGAAGAAAAACGCCTCAAGGAGGCTGTTAAGAAGCATATGATTGACCAGGGTATTGATACCATTAACCTCAGGAAAGGCAAGATTAGCCTTCGTACATCAGTCCGTAAAGGAACCATGAATAAGGACGCAATTCGTGACGGACTTCTTAAGTTCTTTGGTGGTGATGAAGTCAAGTTGGAAGGCGCTCTCAATGCCATCCAGGACATGATTAAAGTCAGAGAATCTACGTCTATCTCGTTAACTGGGATAAAAGAAAAGTCCGATGAAGAAGATAAGTAATACAAATGGTGTGGAGTCAATATATTGAGGACGCCAATACAGGACTCGATGTTATTCCGAGCGACGAGGAACATTTTGAAGATGAACTTCATCTCAGTACAGAAGATTGGCAAATTAAGTACTCAGATGAACTTTGGGCATTGTGGGATCTGGTGAGAGAACTCATTCGAGATGCCTATTTAGAACACATTCTACTCACGGAGTGTGACTTTTCAGATTTTGCAGAATTTTGTTACATTCAGCACGAGGATAGTCATGGTTATGTTTGGTCACCCTATGAAACTAATTTAGCATACATTTGGATTCGTATGCAAGATTACATTGATGATTTGGGATTGTATAATGAGATTATGACAAATGCAACCTTTGACCACTGGCTTAAGTTTGTTATTCGGTACAGTGGGCAAAATAATATTACTATATATTAAACAATGCTCCCAGATATAACGTCGAAAAAAGTTGCTATTCCAGCTACCCTTTTTCTCGCACTCAGCCCAGGCGTCCTTTTGACCACACATGGCGAGGGTATCAGTTACATGAACAGAAAAACCAATCAAATGGCTGTTATGTTCCACGCTCTCGTATTCTTTGTCATTTACAGTATCGTTGCTCGAGTGATGGGTCTCGTCTTGACCAAGACGGATTTGATAGTGACTACGGCACTCTTTTTGGCACTCAGCCCAGGTT